AGTTAGAACATTAGTAGACCTCCCATGTCTTTATGCAAGTAAAGATGGTTGGGATATAGTTACGGATGATGAAAACTTAAGAGATTCCATAACAGCAATGTTTAAGGAAATAAATATAGACCAACTTATATACGGTTGGTTGCGTAATGCAAGAATATTTGGTACGAGTTATTTAGAGTGGACAGGTGATAACCTAGTCTTACGTTCTTCACAAAATATGTATATACAGAGGGATGAAAATGGCCAAATTAAATATTATTATCAAAAAGTGGGCTCAAAAGATGAAGACATACGATTCGAAGAAGACGAAATGGTGCACTTACTTAACAACACATTCGATGATTACGCTTATGGTCTTTCTGACATCCATCCAATTCTTTATTTGGTTGACCTTAAAGATTATGCAGAACGGGATGTTGGCACTGCTCTCAACAAATACGCTGTTAGTAGGTTTGATATTAGCGCTGGACTCCCCGATATGCCTTATGGTCCTGATAAAATTAACGAAATTGTGGACGCATTCAATTCCTTGGAACCCGGCGAAGACATTATTCATGGTAATGATATTGTTGTCAAGGAGCTTCAAGGAACCCAAAGAGCATTTGAATATGGTAAATATATGGATGATATTACGAAGAAAATTCATATGGCACTTAAAGTACCAATAACAATGTGGGAAAAACCAGAACAAGCTAGACCTATTTTCGAACCTTATGTTAGATATTTACAAGCGTCCGTGGAAGCTGCACTCAATTCGCAGTTACTTCCGCAACTTGGGGACGCACAATTTAAGTTCCGCCAAATCAATGTCGATGACTCCTTTGTAAAGGCTAAGACAGATATGGTTTACCTCGCTGAGGGTGTGCTTTCACCTGAAGAGGTAAGATTGGAACGTGGTATGAATCCTGCAGGAGTTTCAGAAATGCAGGACACTGCTGAAAACGTTAACGTTTCTGGTGGTAAAGACCAAGATAAGAAAGAAGAAAGCAAGAGAACCGAGAACAGAGGTAATAAACCAGCGGCAAATGCCACAGGAGATAGAAAGAGTGAGTGAGTACGAAAAATGCGTTTTAGAGACAACTCAAAGTCTTAAAAAGAAAGGTATTGAGAATTATGAGTCTATGGCAGCAGGAATGTGTAAACTATGGGCTGATGATAATGGTGTAGAGCGAAATTTCGCTAGAGATAGAATAAATGAGGAACAAACAAGAAGCTTCGCAGTAGGAGTTGGAGAGCTTTCCACTATAGAAGATTTTGTAGAATTCCCTGTTACAGCTATAACATCTGGCCTTCATGATGCCGACGGAGACCAAAAGGTTTATATAGAACCGTCCATTATAACTAATAGTGTAGGAAACTTTAAGGAGTTACCTATATACTATACGCATCAGCGTACACCTGAAGATTTAATAGGTAAAGCTATTAATCCAGAGGTAATTGAAACGGACGATGGAAAGACAGCTATTAAAATGCTGGCTAAAATCGACAAGAATGCAAATGAAAGGGCACAACAAGTGCTTGATAAGGTAGAAGACGGCGATATTACGCATGTTAGTATTGATTGGGCCTCTAATGACGTTGATGTCATGGGAGAACCTTTTGCTACTGATATACGACCCGCCGAAATAAGTTTTATTGATAATGAAATTGCGACTCCAGTTTGTGAGTCTTGCACTATAGATGGTGAGTGTGATGAACACGAGGACCACGAAAGTAATGAAGAAAAAACTTGCTGCGATGGCTGCAAGGAAGGAAAGGAATGCGAAGACTCAAACGAGGATTTAAACATGACTGAAGAAACAGTAAATAAGTCAGAAGCCGAGTCAATAGTCGAGCGAGAGTTCGCCTCAGTTAAGAATGAACTTGCAGAGATGAAAACATCTTTTGAAGAAGTAAATTCAAAATATACTGATGCATTAGACACAATCGCCAATTTCGAAAAGGAAGCTGAAGAACGCGCAACTGCAGAAGCAAGAGCACGTAAAGGAGCATTCATTTCAAAGATTGTATCTAAAGAGTTAATTCTCAACTCAATCGACGAAGAAGCAAAGGAAGCACGGGAGAAAGAACTATCAGCTTGGGAAGAAACCAAACTAGATGGTTTTGCAGCAGCTTTGGAAGCAGTTCCAGAGCCAGAAGCAACCGAGCGAACTTTCGGAAAAGGCAAGGCCCACGAAGACGAAGAAAGCCCAATAGAGGCTGAAGAAACAACCCGCTTATTCGCAATGAATGATAGCGGAAGAATAGCGCTCAATACTGAAGCGCTAAGAGGTAATTAAATATGGCAACAGAAATTTTAATAAACGACGGTGGAGCACCAGCTCGTATTTTACCATATGAATCTGCAGGTACTATAACTGCCGGAATGATTTTATGTATAGATGCAAACGGGAAAGTTGTACCAGCAGCAACAGGTTTAGATTCAGGTCTAGACTGTTATATAGCAGGTGTCGCTTTGAACGATGCTAGCTCAGGAGCTATGTGTAACGTAGTTAGTGGAAGCGGTATAATTGTTATGGCTCTAGCAGATGATACAGACAGTAGCTTAGGAAAAGCTTTTGGTATTGGCGCAACAGCTGGACAATTGTCAGCAACAACCACAGTAGGCACAACATGGGGAGTAGCCCTAACAGATAATGGAGGAGCAGCTGCATTAGCTAAATTCCTAGTGGTAGCTTAAGGAGAAATAAAATATGGTAACAGCACAATTAGGAGCACTAACATCTGCAAACGCAGGTAGCGCTTCAACGACCACACTCGCTAATCGAGTACTCGTTGATTTTAAAGATGCACTTATAGATTATAAGTCAACAGCTTTAGACGCTATTCAAATGTTTTGTGAACCAATGACAACAGAAACTGGTGGGGACATTGATATCACTATTGCAAAGCCAAGCATGGCTATGGAACAGATTGATGAAGGTTCAACACCATCTTATCAGCACACTTTACTACGTAACGAGAGAATCAACGTTAAAGAATGGGGTCTAGCAGTCGCGGTAACCCGCAGAATGATAGAAGATTCCCGATTCAATGAAGTTGAATTGGCTTTGAACGAAGCAAGGAGAGCTGTCGAGAGACACGTAACACAACACACAATGAACGCTCTTATGGGTGTTTATAATGCAACATACGGCACTGGTTACTCTAGTGGTCCTATCGAAGTTGGAGATTCTGAGGCAAATATTTCACAATTTGCTAATAATCCACATGGGGCTTTCTTTGGAGCAACACCCGGAACTGCAGCAGCAGCACACGAAGGACGATTAGTAGATTACGGAGACTATTCAGTTTCAGACTTGAATGGCCTTGGTGGTCACTACTTCCAAAGTACAGCTGGTGTAACTGGTACAAGTGATATCACTTTAGCAGACTTAACAAAATCAATTGAGTTAATCGGTGTAAAAGGTTATACCGCGGATACTATCCTCGTTTCACCTTCACACGTTAAGAACTTACTCAATATGGCTGACTTTACGCTAGCATTCGCTGCTAACTCGCTACCGGGACCAGATACCCCGTCTAGCTGGGTAGAGAATGTGCGTAATAACGGTGTTTTAGGTACTCTCTTTGGTCTTAAGGTAGTTGTATCTTCATGGTGTCCTCAAGGACGCTTTGGAGTATTTGATACTGCCGTTAAACCAATGGCTTACGTTGAGAGACGTGGAATTACTGTAGAAGAAGCAAATCCCGGATTCGGAATTGTCGGTTCATACCTATCCATGAGATATGGTTTGAAAATCGTCAGACCCGAAGCTGGTGTTATAGTCTACGGCGCATAAAGTTAAAGTAATTTAACTATAAATCATACGCAAGGTTATGGGGAAGAGCCTTAAGTCTTCCCCAAAAATATGTCGATTCATTCCCTAGGGATGCGACGTTAAAAAGTAAAAGGATATAAAATGGCACTAAAAGATAGTCGCGGAGGACGCGAATTTGATAAGTTTGTAGCTGACGGTAGCGGTGACACTTCAATGAGAGTGACAACCACAACTGCAGTAACAACATCAGCAAGTAATACTACAGCAACTGTAGAAGATACTTCTGCAGCTTCAGCTTCAGTAGTATTGACAGAAACAGATGTAGAAGGTAAAAGTAGAATAGGTATACAAATTTTTAATACAGGAAGTTCAAATTCTGACCAAAATGCAACTTTTAAAGTATATGGTACACTAAAATCTTCACCGGGAACTGTTGGTGGAGCTGCTTGGACACAAATTGGAGATGATATAGCAGTAACTTATAATACAAGTGCATATAAAGCAATTTCTACGACACCTGTTAAGGCTCTTGGTATAACCGGACAAACAGGACATTCTACACAAACATCGACTTGTGATATTTATTTAATGGCAGATTGAGGTAGCTGTGAATTTTGCTACCGTCAACTCAGCCAGTCGCCCCCCAATGAGCGGAAGCTTTTGTGAGGAGGTGGCCTA